TTATAGGAGAAAATGGAGTCAAAGAGTTAAAACAGTTTGGAGATAATGCACGATTACTAGGTAACGCATTTGCTGAAGCTATGACTAAAATGCGAGCAGCTATAGCACCGCTTCTTAATATACTTGCAAAACCATTTACAGGGCAACTAAATAGAAAAGAACAAGAGAGATTAGCTGGAGTTGGAGGAGCAGCAACTGATGAAACTTTACTAGGTTTAGAAGAAGAATTAGGAGGAATACGGTCTACTAAACAAAATAGAGCAAAGCGAAACAGAATAAAAGCACGAATAGCGGATAGAAAAGAAGAACTTACATTATTTGGGCAGTCTATAGAAAGAGCGAATAACCTACGATTGATAGAAAATGATCTAGTTAGAAAAAACAGACAGAAAAATGAGTTACTGCAAGCAACGATAGACGGAAATAAGGAACAAGTTCAGCTATCTCAGGATATAGCTGCTGAAGTACAGAGAAGATTAGACGCTGGATTTGCAATAATTGAGATAGATATAAAAGATATAGAAAATCAAGTAAAGAAAACAAAAGAACTTGAAAAACAAGCTGCCATAGCCGAGCAAATAGAACAGTCATTTAAAGACATGGTAGGAACTATAGCAACTGATCTGTCAGATGGAATTAAAGGACTTATCCGTGGAACGTCTACCTTAAATGAAGTTATGAATAATGTGCTCGATAAAATGATAGATGCTGCATTTAACATGGCCTTCTTTGGAAATGCAGGAGGTACATTAAATAAAGGAATGGGGTTATTTGGAAGTTTATTCGGAGGTTTTCTATCTACAGGTGGTCCAGCAAGAGCAGGAAAGTCTTATATTGTAGGAGAAAAAGGCCCAGAACTGTTTACTCCAGGTGTTAGTGGAAAAGTATCTCCAAATAGTGCTTTAGGAGGATCAACGAACATAGTTGTAAACGTAGATGCTTCTGGATCTAATGTTCAAGGTGACGAACAGCAAGGTAGAGAACTTGGTCGTATAATATCAGTTGCAGTACAATCTGAAATAATACAACAACAAAGGCCAGGAGGATTACTCGCGTAGTGGCTACTTTTCCCTCAATCACCCCAACATACGGACAGCAAAAAAGATCCGCACCATTAACCAGAACAGTTCGTTTTGCTGATGGTTATGAACATAGAATATTATTTGGTTTAGCTCAACATCAAAATCCAAAAGTATTTAATTTCACTTGGGAAGTATCAGAAACAGATGCGGATATAATAGAAACATTTTTAGATGCAAGAGCAAATGATAGTGCTAGTTTCGATTATCAACCAGCAGGAGAACCTAGTTCATATAAATTTGTCTGCGAAACATGGACCAAATCAATTCCATATTTAAACAGAGCAACAATACAGGCAACATTTAGAGAGGTATTTGAACCATGAGTACTGATCCTGTATTTAGTGAAATTCAAAAGATAAATCCTTCTGCAATTATTGAACTTTTTACATTACAGCTAGACAACTCTTTACATGGTGCGAATACAATTTATAGATTTCATTCTGGAAGCAACTTAAATGCAAATGGAGAGATAGTCTGGGCTGGTAATTCTTATCAAAGATTTCCTATAGAAGCCACAGGTTTTGCATATCAACGAGGCCAGATACCAAGACCAAAACTCGTTATTAGTAATGCGTTGGGAACTATATCAGCTATTTTATTACTTGTTAATCAGACAACAACTGGTAATGATTTAACAGGTGCTACCTTCACTAGAATAAGAACAATGGCAAGATTTCTTGACGCTGCAAACTTTAGTGGCGGTAGTAATCCTTTAGGAACACCTGATCCTACAGCAGAGTTTAAACGTCAGATATTTATAGTTGATAGAAAGTCAGCAGAAAACAGAAATACTGTAGAGTTTGAATTAGCAGGAGCTATTGATATGGCTGGAGTTAGAGCACCCAAACGTCAATGCACCCGTGCCTTATTCCCTAGCATTGGTACGTTTACACAATGAGTTGGAAATATAAAGCATTACTTCATGCTCAACGTGAAGATCCTAGAGAATCTTGCGGACTACTATTAAATGTCAAAGGTAAAGAACGATACTATCCATGTCGTAATATTTCAATTACAGATAATCAATGTTTTATTATTGACCCAGAAGATTATGTAAAAGCAGATAATGTAGGTGAAATTGTAGGTGTTGTTCATAGTCACCCTATAACACCACCAGAACCTAGTCAGGCAGATAAAATAAGTTGTGAACAAAGTAAGTTACCTTGGTATATTGTTAACCCTAAAACTGAACAATGGGGTCAATGTGTACCAAATGGTTACGTTCCAGATATTTTGGGGAGGCAGTGGGTATGGGGTGTTACTGATTGTTGGAGTTTAGTAGTGGATTGGTATAAAAAAGAAAAGGGAATCATCTTAAAAGATTATGCAAGAAATATGACACCACAAGAATTTTTAGAAAATCCTTTGTTTGAAGATTATGCTTGGCGAACAGGTTTTAGAGAACTTAGACCAGACGAACCATGTAAAGAAGGAGATGTTTTGCTAATGTCTATAATGCACCCAACTTTAAATCATGTAGCTATTTTTCTTGGAGATATGGTTTTACACCATTTAGCAGATAGACTATCTTGTAGAGAGCCATATTCTGAGTGGTTGTTAAAATGTACTGGTAAGAGGTATCGCTATGCTCAGAAAAGTTAAACTTTATGGAGAACTAGCTGACTTTGTCGGTCATAAACAATTAGATGCTGTAATAAATTCCACTGCTGATGCAATAAGATTTTTAATAACTAATTTTGAAGGGTTAGAAGCACACATGGCAAATAGACATTATCAAGTGCTTGTCGGTAATTATGATATTGATGAGACTGAAATACACAATCCAATCGGACAGTCAGATGTAAGTATTGTTCCTGTAATTTCTGGTGCTGGTGGGGGTGTAGGTAAAACTTTATTAGGAGTTGCCTTAATAGGTTTAGCAGTCTTTAATCCTGCCGTTGGGTTTGGGCTTGGACCAGGAGGTTTAGGAGGAGGATTTGCTACTGCCTCTGGAGCGTTTAGTCTTACTGCTACTTTAGGAAATATAGGTGTAGCTTTAACTTTGATGGGTGTAAGTGAAATGTTGTTTCCTTTGCCTAAACCACAAGATTTTAACAACGAAGAAGATCCAAGAATATCATTTAGCTTTTCTGGGGTGCAAAATACATCACGGGCAGGAACTAGCCATCCGATTGCATATGGAGAAATTGTAACTGGATCTGTCGTGATTTCTGCTGGAATTGACACAAATCAGGTACAAGCATGACAGATAAAATTATTAGAGGTTCTGGTGGTCCTCCTCCCACTCCACCATCTCCGACAAGAGCACCTGATACTCTAAACAGTAGGCAGTTTGCAACGATCCAGGATTTATTATCTGAAGGTGAGATAGAAGGTTTTGCTACCGCATCAAAAGCAGGACTTACAAAAGGTACTACTGCATATAACAACGCAGCATTAAAAGATATATTTTTAAACGATACTCCTATTCTTAATTCTAATGCCAGTAATACAAATCCACAGACAGCAGATTTTAACTTTCAGAATGTAGGATTCACGCCTCGTTTTGGAACGTCAAACCAAGAGCATATTCCTGGGATTGAAAGTAGTCAATCTACAACAAGTGTAGGAGTAACAGTAACAACTTCTTCTCCCGTAACTCGTCAGATAACAAATACTAATGTTGATGCTGCAAAGATAACAATAACATTTCCACAATTACAAAAAGCTACGGATCAAGGAGATTTGCTTGGTTCTTCAGTTCAGTTAAAAATACAAGTTCAATATAATAGCGGTGGTTTCAGCGATGTTTTATCAGACACTATTACAGGTCGTACTGCTGATGCGTACCAAAAAGAATATCGTGTAAACATTACTGGTGCATTTCCTGTCGATATTAGAGTTGTGAGAGTTACAGCAGATAGCACTTCTTCTAGTCTTGTTGATGCTTTTGCTTGGACAAGTCTTGGTGAAATTATTGACGATAAGCAAAGATATTTGAACAGTGCTTATACAAATTTAAGGATAGACTCTGAACAATTTAGCTCTATACCAAAAAGAGCTTTTCGTATTCGTGGTGTAAAAGTAAGAATACCAGGAGCAGGTGCATCAAACTCTGGCACCCCTACTGTTGATTTACAGACAGGAAGAATTATTTATCCAAGTGGATATATTTTTAATGGAACAATGGGTGCTGCTGTTTGGTGTTCATGTCCTGCAATGATACTTCTTGATTTATTAACTACTGAAAGATATGGATTTGGAACGCATATTACAGACAGTAATTTAGATTTATTTAGTTTTGTGGCAGCTAGTAGATATGCAAATGAACTGGTATCAGATGGGTTTGCTAGTCAGGAAGCCAGATTTAGTTGCAATGTAAATCTACAGGGATCTATGGAAGCGTACACACTAATTAATGAATTAGCTGGTGTCATGAGATGTTTTCCAATATGGTCTGAAGGTTCTGTAACTATTACACAAGATAAACCAACAGATCCAAGTTATTTATTTAGTTTGGCAAACGTGGGTGAAGGTGGTTTTTCATATTCTGGCAGCAGTTTAAAACAAAGACATACTGTTATCTCTGTCAGCTATTTCAATATGGATAGTAGAGAAATAGATTATGAAGTTGTAGAAGATACTGCTGCACAAGCAAAGTTAGGAATAGTCAAAAAAGATGTAAAAGCATTTGCTTGTACTTCCCGTGGTCAGGCTCAGAGATTAGGCAAGGCAATACTATTCAGTGAACAGAACGAATCAGAAGTTATTAGTTTTACAACATCAATAGATGCTGGTGCAATCGTAAGACCTGGATCTGTTATCTCTGTCAATGATCCTGTTCGTGGTGGAGAAAGAAGATCAGGAAGAATAAATGCAGCAACTACTACGCAGATCACTGTAGATAACACACAAGACTTAGATACATTTACTGGATCGAATAAAAAATGCAGTGTAATATTACCTGATGGTACAGTTGAAACTAAAAACGTAACTGGAATTGTAGGCAGTGTAATCACATTAGATTCAGCCTTATCTGCGACACCTAATGTAAATGCTGTATGGTTACTACAGAGTTCTACTTTAGAGGCACAAACTTTTAGAGTAATAACAGTAGAAGAACAAGATGGTATTAATTATGCAATAACAGCTTTAACTTATATTGATGGTAAATATGCAAATATTGAATCAGGTATAAGTTTACCTGCAAGAAGTATATCTTTATTAAACGAACCAAAAAGTCCTCCATCAAACTTACAGGCATCTGAAAGA